ATCTCCTGTCTGTGCGTTTGGATCCCCTCCCCTGCGAAAGGGCGAAAGGCGCTGTCGGCTGTTGGCTGGTGCTCACGGAACGTGATGAAAAAATGCACATTTTAGGCGTTCAGGCTGTTTGCGTAGATGGAGAAACCATCAAAGCGGATACGTTTTATATGCTGAAAAACGGCGCGATTATAGAGGTGGATGAATAATGAAAGACAAGAACAAGAAGCTGTTTCACAGCCTGCTTGATCTGGTTCTTGAAAAGCAGAACAGCGAAGTGGATGCAGGAATCGACATGAATGTTTCTACACTGGGGTATACCGCTTCGGTTTGGCTGATGAATGTCGAAGACAAAAAGATCACTGGGGCGAAGGAATATTATACCCGCATTGGTGATGAAGCATGGGCGAAAACGAAAGACGGGAAAACGAAAATCGTGCGTGACGAGGATGTTTTGGAGGCACTGCGCAATGCGTGATACTATCTCCGGCTGCCCCGAGCGGGCGTTAGAGCCGCCGGAGAGGGCAGACCAGAACAGGCTTAACAAGCTGCAGGATATGCGCGAGGCGGAAACAGCTATCGGGTTGTATCTGGAGGATTACAAACACCTATTCAGCATCGAGATTAAGAACTTCTTGCTTGATTTACGGATTGCTGTGCAGGACTTTGAACAGGAGGACGAACCATGAATTTATACGAATTGACGCAGGAATTTGCGACTGCAATGCAGGCTATCACGGTAGACCCTGAGACCGGCGAGGTCAGCGGCTTTGAGGCTGTAGACGGTCTGGACGCGGCGTTTGAGGACAAGGCCGAAGCGTATGCCGTCACAATCAAGAACCTTGATGCGGAGGTTAAGGCGCTCAAGAACGAGCGGGACAATCTCAAGGCGCGAGAGGATGCCACTAAGAAGCGTCTTGAACACATGAAGCAGCACCTTGCGGACAGTATGCTTGCTGTAGGCAAAGACAAGATCAGCACGCCGAAGGCTGCGCTGTCGTTCCGTAAGAGCATGCAGGTGAGCATTACCAATGACGTAATGGTGCCGGACGATCTGTGCAAGGTGGTTATCGACCGCAAGCCGGACAAGACGGCAATCGGCAAGCTGCTGAAATCCGGAGAGGCCGTACCGGGCGCGGAGCTGGTAGAAAACATGAATTTGCAGGTGAAGTGATATGAACATCAGATTGCTTAATGCAGACGAGATCGAGTGCCGCGTAGCACAGGTGTCAAAGTCGCAGTATGGCGTATCCTGTTCGTTGTTGCTCTACAAGGACGCACGCTGCGATATGTCCATTCTGGATGAGGTGTACGGCGCTCGGAACTGGCAGCGTGAGCACGTTATCATCGACGGTCGCCTTTACTGCAATGTCTCTGTCTGGGATGCAGAAAAGGGGCAGTGGGTTGTAAAGCAGGACGTAGGCACGGAAAGCAACACAGAGAAGGAGAAGGGGCAGGCGAGCGACAGCTTCAAGCGGGCGTGCACTAACTGGGGTATCGGTCGAGAACTGTACACGGCTCCTATGATTTGGGTTCGGCTCAGAGATAAGGAGTATTCTGAGCAAAACGGCAGAATCAAGTGCAAGCAGTCGTTCCGTGTGCGCAGTATCCAGTATGACAAGCGCAGGATTTCCGGCATTGTGATTGAGGATGAAAAAGGGGAAGCACGGTTTGAGCTTGTACCGCCGCCGGTCGAACTGACCGAAGTCCAGAAGAAAGCGAAACGAGTAAAGCAACTGCTTTACGATATCAGCGGTAAAGATGCAGATACATCGTCTAAACTGTGGCACGAGCAGTATCGGAAGGACGAAAACGACATTGTAAAGATGAATGCTGCGATTGCGGAGCTTGAACCGAAGTGGAACGCTATCAAGGCAGAACAGCACAAGGCGGTGCAGAATGACGCATGAGTTCGATCGTGCGCAGGTAGTGCACAATGACCTTGGCAACTGGCTTTGCCTGCACATCAAGAACGCGCCTATGGCGCGCGTAGAGTGCGAACAGCTCAAAGAGGGCAAGACCTATATCGCCGAGATCAAGAAGAAGTACGACAAACGCTCAGTACGGGCAAACGCTTATGCGTGGGCTTGCATGGGAAAACTGGCTGCAAAGCTGGGAATCAAGCGGGAGGAAGTGTACCGGCAGTACATCCCCGAAATCGGGGACAATTATCGACTTGTGCCGTATGTGAACGGTCAGCAGAGAGAATTTATCGCTGACCTGTGGAGCAAGCAAGGCCTCGGATGGGTAACGCAGGATTGCAATGGCGGTTATCTGATGTGCTTCTACGGGTCGAGCACTTACAACACCTTACAGATGGGTCGGCTTATCAATCTGATCGTGCAGGACTGCAAGGAGCAGGGTATTGAAACCGAACCGGAGAGTACGGTGATTGGTTGGCTGAGTAAATGGAAGCCGGAGGAGCGCGGGGTATGAAGTGGAGAAACTACAAGAGATTTGCAAGAAACCCCGGCGAATTTTCGCACAAATACGAGTGCTGGGCTTATAACCACAGAGGTTGGGCAAAGATGAAAAAAGCAAATCGCCGGACGGCAAAGCGCAGACTGGAACGCGCGGCGAGAAAGGACATGGAAGAATGAGACGGCAGACCAAGTTTACCGGCATCAGTCCGGCGGTATGGCGCGAATGCTGGGAGAGGGACGGCGGCATTTGCCGCCACTGCGGGAAAGGCGGTGTGCTGCAAGCGTGCCATTTTGTATCGAGAGCACGCGGCGGCATGGGTATCACGACAAACCTTGTGATGCTGTGCCCGGAGTGTCACCGGGAAATGGATCAGGGCGACGGAAAGGAAATCAAGCGGGAAATGCGGGAGTACCTCGAAAGTATTTATCCGCTGTGGGACGAGGAAAAGCAGAAGTATACCAAGGAGACAGGGAGATGAAAGTTGATTTAGAAAAATATCGGGAATACATCGAGACCCGAATTGCAGAAGGCGCGAGCCTGCGAATGCTTGAGGACGAAATCGGAATTGAGCGAAAAAAACTCTCAAGAGAGATGAAAAAAGCGGGCATGCGTGTTCCCACGAGAATAGAGAGCGTGAAGTTTCTGTGGAAAAATCATAAACATCCGTACATTGGGAAAATGGGGAGCTTGTGTCCGTCATATGGACGCAAGATGTCAGATGCAACCAAACAGAAACTGAGAGAGGCGATGTCCGGGGATAAAAATTATCACTGGTCAGGAGGAAGAAAGAAACATTCAGGCGGATACATTCTTATATATCGACCAGACAGCCATTTGGCGGATAAACATGGTTTTGTGTTGGAACACAGGCTTGTTGCTGAGCAGAAATACGGAAGAAAGCTAAAATCTTCTGATATTGTGCATCACATTGACGGAAATAAAACGAATAACAATCCGGAAAACATTGTTGTACTGACAAGGGCAGAGCATGCAAAACTTCACAACAATTTGAAAAATTACAACCAACGGAGGAATACAAGTGCTTAACAAGATTATTTTACAAGGCAGATTGACTGATGACCTCGAATTACGGCACACGCAGTCGGGTACTGCTGTGTCAGGCGGAACGATCGCAGTACAACGCAGCCGAAAGAATAACAACGGGGAATATCAGAGCGACTTTTGCTCTATCGTCATCTGGGGCAAGCTGGCAGAGCACGCAAGCACATGGTTCCATAAGGGCGATATGTGCATTGTTTCCGGCCGTTTGGAAAGCCGCGACTGGCAGGACAAGAACGGAAACAAGCGCCGCTCGTGGGAGGTGCAGGTTGAGAGCATCGACTTCTGCGGTGGCAAGAGTGAAAGCAAGCCGCAGAAGCAGGAAGAAAGCGACTTTATCTCAACGGATGAAGAATTCGACGAGCTGCCGTTCTAAGGCAAGGTGAGGGACGATGAACGGGCACATTAAGCTGCACCGCGCATTGACAGAGTGGGGATGGTACAAAGACCTCCCCACCTGCAAGTTATGGCTGCACGTCCTGCTGAAAGCTAATTACAAGGCTTGTGAGTGGCAGGGTATAGAAATACCTCGCGGCGCGTTTGTGACGAGCTACGCGGCACTCTCGGCGGAAAGTGGGCTGTCTGTGCAACAGGTACGGACGGCGCTCGGTAAACTGAAAAAGACCGGCGAAATCACGGTGGAAACCAATCGGCACTACACCGTGATTGCCGTCAGCAAGTATGACGAGTACCAAAGTACGCCGGACGAAGCGACAACACCGGCAAAATGTCCGCCGAAGTCTAAGTCGAAACCCAAGACCCAAGAAGCCGATAAGAAACTTGACCTGACGGAACGATTTTCGGAGCCAGTATGTTCGGCGGTTCAAGATTGGATTAAATACAAGAAGGAGCGCAGGGATGCATACGAGCCAACTGGTCTCAGAAACCTTCTCACGATGATTGAGAACCGCGTAAAGCAGCACGGCGAACAGGCAGTAGCCGAAGTTATCCGGCTGAGTATGTCGCAGGGGTGGAAGGGTATCATTTGGGACAGAATCGGAGACAAGCCAAAGAAAACCAAAACGGATGCGCCGATGTTTAACGGTGCGCCCGCCGCCAGTGACTGGGAAAATGAGTGGGCGGCACGAGTGAAAGCCAGCAGAGGTGAAAGATGAAATTTGTAATCAAAGGCCCGCTGCCGGGATTGAATGAGCTGATTGAGGCGGAACGGCGCAACCGGTACTTAGGCGCACAGCTAAAGAAGAAGTGCGAAACCGTTGTGATGCACGCGGCAAGACAGCTCGGAAACGTGGAGTTCGAAGAACCGGTGTATATGATCTACCGCTGGTATGAAAAAGACCGGCGGCGAGATAAGGACAATATCTGCGCGTTTGGGCGCAAGGTTATTCAGGACGCGCTTGTTAAAGCGCGGTATCTGTCGAACGACGGGTGGAAGAATATCCGAGGATTTGAGGATCACTTTGAGGTGGACGCGAAGAATCCTCGAATTGTGGTTGAGATTTTGGGAGCGGATGAGGATGAAACAGGTTAAATGCGAGTTGTTCTGCGATAATTTCCAGAACTACAAGCGTTACGGAATTCCGAAAGCACAGCTTGTGATTGCGGATATTCCGTATAACATCGGCGCGGACGCATACGGAAGCAATCCAATGTGGTATGTCGGCGGCGACAACAAGAACGGAGAAAGCGCAAAGGCGAAAAGCAGCTTTTTCCGCACGGACGGCTATTTCAAAATTGCCGAATATATGCACTTCTGCAACCGGCTGTTGAAGAAAGAACCAAAGGAACGCAACGCCGCACCGGCTATGATTGTGTTCTGCGCATTCGATCAGATGCAGACGGTGATGGAGTATGGAAAGAGATATGGATTTAAGAATAGCTACCCGCTGTTTTTCACGAAGCCGTATTCCGCACAGGTGCTTAAAGCGAATATGCGGATTGTAGGCGCAACTGAGTTTGCGGTTGTACTGTACCGGGACAAGCTGCCGAAGTTCAACAACGGCAGACAGTATGACGAGAATGGGAAAGTCATTCGCGGAAGCGGCAAGATGGTGTTTGACCATATCGACTGGGAACGCGACGGTAGAGAAGTACCAAAGCTGCACCCGACACAGAAGCCGGTGAAGCTGCTAAAAAAGCTGATTGAGATTTTCACGGACCCGGGCGATGTGGTGATTGATCCATGCGCTGGAAGCGGTTCGACACTCAGAGCGGCGCGGGAGCTGGGACGCGATAGTTACGGATTTGAAATCTGCAAGGAGTTTTACCGCGATGCGGTGGAAAAGATGCTGAAAGAGCCGGAAACGGTACAGATTGGATTGGAAGGTGTGGTGTGAATGGTTGACGAAGCAGTTTTGAACGCTGCACCGGAGAATGAGTTAATCCGCAACACGATGAAGAAAGCGGATTTGCTGCTGAACAGCTACAAAAATCCAGTGTGCAGCGTTTCGGGCGGAAGTGACAGCGATGTAATGCTTGATCTGCTCGAACGGGTGAGAGGCAATCGCAAGGTTACTTATGTTTTCTTTGATACCGGTATTGAGTATCGCGCAACGCTTCGGCATTTGGACGATCTGGAAGCCAAGTACGGGATTGAGATTGTGCGGCGCAAGGCGAAAAAGCCAGTGCCGGTGGGATGCAAGGAATATGGAGTGCCGTTCTTTAGCAAGGAAATCGCACAGAAAATCAGTTACTTGCAGGCACACGGTTTCCGGTGGGAAAACGAATCGTTCGAGGTGCTGAACGAGAGGTACACGGGATGCAAAGCAGGATTGAAATGGTGGACTGACGAAAACGGCGAACGTTCAAAATTTTCCATCTATCGACACGCCGGAATGAAAGAGTTTATGCTTAGTACCCCACCAGAATTTGCTATTTCGGACAAATGCTGCAACGGGGCGAAGAAAAACAGCTCTGCGGAATTTCTCAAAGAATGTAATGCAACAATTTGCATTGTCGGCGAACGACGGGCAGAGGGTGGGATTAGAGCGATGGCGCATACATCTTGCTTTGAACCGCTGCATCATTCCGGCGTTGCGCGGTATATGCCCCTCTACTTTTGGAGCGATGAGGACAAAGCGCAGTATAAAGCTCATTACGGCTTGCGATACTCGGATTGCTACGAGGTGTACGGTATGAAGCGCACAGGCTGTTGTGGGTGCCCGTTCAACAGCCGGTTCGAGGAAGATTTAGAGATTGTAAAGCAGTACGAGCCGCAGCTATACAAAGCTGCTATTGCGATTTTTGGCAAGAGCTACGAGTACACACGGGCGTACCGTAAGTTCCGTGATGCGTTCAAGCGCGCAAAGCGCAAAGGAGGCGAGGGACAGACGTGGATAGACGGTGTTTAAACTGCAAGTGACACTACGAGGACGTCTGCTGCAACGGTGACAGCGAGCACCGGGCGGATTTCCGGCTGGAAGATGAGACGTGCGAGGAATGGGAGGAACAGAATGACGCATGATTGCAGCGGTTGCGACTATATGAAGTCGCTTGAAGATAATTCCGGAAGAACGATATATTTCTGTATGTTTGATCAGAGTCCGTTCTATTTGGCGGAAACTGGAATTAACGGCGACTGTGAATTGGACGATTATGCAGAGGAAATTTATCGGAGGAGCGAGTAATGGGAGGAACGAAATGAAATCTGTGATGTTAAGCATTCGCCCGAAGTGGTGTGATAAGATCATTCAAGGCCAGAAGACGATAGAAGTGCGGCGGACGCAGCCTAAGCTACAAACACCCTTCAAAGTGTTTATCTATTGTACCAAAGGCGGTAAAAAGCTCAATATCCCTATTTCGCAGGAGCGGCTTATCGCAGATATTGCTGTAAATGGCATGAAGAGCATGAATTGTCCCATCGGCAATGGCAGTGTAATTGGTGAATTCGTCTGTGATACTATGATTGTTGACAAGACTTGCGGACGTGATGCTATGGTAAATGGCGCTGCCTGCATTGATGAAAATGATGCAGTGGAATATGCTCAGGGAAAGCTGCTGTATGGATGGCATATTTCAGATTTGAAGATTTACGATCAGCCGCGCAGTCTGACTCAGTTTGGGTGCAGATCGGCGTGGACTGGCATGAACAAAGCACCACAAAGTTGGTGCTACGCAGAGGAGATATGGACATGAATGCTGATGCCGGAACTGCCGAAGGAGGAAGACGATGGCGATAAGTAAGAAAACCCGCGAAGAAGTATACCGCAAATACGACGGACACTGTGCTTATTGCGGTAGAGAGATTGCATACAAAGATATGCAGGTAGATCATTTCCGACCTGTCAGGGCGTGGAATCCGGAGGATAACGGCACAGATGATATTTCGAATCTCATGCCGTCCTGTCGAATGTGCAATCATTACAAGCGAGCCAATACGCTGGAAACATTCCGGCGCTACATCGCGGAAATTCCGAGAAAGCTGCGCGAAAATTACATCTATAAGGTTGGCGTAGTTTACGGGAATGTGATCGAGAATGAAAAGCCGATTGAGTTTTACTTTGAGAAGCAGAAAAGTGCAACTCATTTGGGAAAGGGGTGTGAAAATGGCTGAATATATTGAGCGTGAAGCGGCGGAAGATGCAGTCGGAGAAGCGCACCTAAAGGGGCTTAATCCGCTTTGGGAGTTGCGCGACGTTCCTGCCGCCGACGTTGCGCCAGTGGTGCATGGGAAGTGGATTGAGAGTGCAAACTTTGATACTGGGTTTTGGGTTTGCTCAAAATGTAGATTTGTAAGCGAAGCGATAGCGGCACACAAACTGTATGGTTATTGTCCTAATTGCGGTGCAAAGATGGACGGAGGTACAGTTGATGGCTGAATACATTGAACGTGAAAAGATTAAAACCTGTTTTGCGCAAATCATCGTAAATAACAGTGAGGACAAGCCGTATTACAGCATTATGTACTGGGAAAACGGTGAAATGAACATCGGATTCAGCTCGTATAATTTGGATTATGTACGGCGGTGGCTGAACGAAGAATTTGAAGTAAAGCGTAATGTAGATGTTGTGCCGGTGGTGCATGAAAAGTGGATTTCATTCTTGGACGGCGACCATATCATGCCGGAACGATGCTACCGATGCTCACGTTGCGGCAGAGTAGAGAGTAGACGACAGCCGTATTGCCATTGCGGTGCGAAGATGGACGGTGCGGAATGAAGATATACCAAAATCCGTGGGTGACGAGAGAAAGCTACTTTGTGAAAACCGGTACGGCAAAGTCAGCAAAGATGGAGGCGGCAAAATCCAGTGGATACTCTATTTATTTTTGGAACGGCAAGTGGGTTGTCCGCAAGACGGCTTATTATAACAAGAGCCTATCTGAAATGCCTGTTGTTTGCGAAAACAAATGCAGCTTGCAGGCGCGAATTGACAAGGCGATTGTGGATGCGGTTCTTGGGTTTGTAGAGGCGGCGAAGATGGGCGGCGGTGAAGACAATGATTGAACTGAAACCCTGTCCGTTTTGTGGAGGAAAAGCGACTGTTCAAGGTAAGCACACCGAAACATACGACGTTTGGGCGAACCACCCCGTTTTGCGTGCTAAGTATCGTGTTGGCTGTGAAAAGTGTGGAATTTATTTCTGGCAGTTGCACGAAATCCAATTGACAGATGGCCAACCTGCTGTTATTAAAAACGGATATGACGAAGCTGCCGAAGCATGGAACAGGAGGGCGGACAATGCGTGAAATCACCAAAGCCGACAGGGACAAGCCGATTGAACCGAAAATGGCGCGTGACGCTGTTACAGCGGTACGCGATATAGCTGCGTATTTAACGGTGGGTGAGTGGTGCTTGATTATGGCAGGCGTGAAGAAAGCCGTTGAGAGAATGACACAGGAGGAAAACAATGAAATTTGAGAAAGACGGCAAGGTGTACGGCAGCATTGAGTCGGTGGTCGGTGAGCATTGCCAAAAAAAGCGGTATTGCTTTGGTTGTGTGTTATATCGCAAGAGAGGTACGAAATGCTGCGAAGAATACGCGAATGAAAATCCGGAGGAGGTGGCGCACTTACTCGACTTTGAAGTGATTGACGACACCCCAAACATTGCCGAGGTAGTCGAGGAAAACAGCGAGGACGTAAAGCGCAAGCTGACCCGTGCGGACATCCTGCACGCGGCGGAGAAGTGCGTATGCGGACAGCTCGAGCAGGACTACGGCACGCCGGAGGATAATTTTGAGACGATCGCGGGACTTTGGAAAACATACCTCAGTCGCGCGTGCGTGGATGAGGCGGGCGGTGTGTATATCGACGCGAACGACGTTGCCATGATGATGGCGCTGCTCAAGATTGCGCGCATTGCAGCAGGTGGCGAAAAGGCTGACAGTTGGATTGATCTTGCAGGCTATGCAGCTTGTGGGGCGGAGTGCGAGGGGGTGACGGAATGAAGTACAGAAAGAAACCTGTTGTGGTTGAGGCTGTCCGGTGGACGGGTAAGAACCAGACGGAAATCGACAAATTTTGTGGAATGAAAGTCGTATGGAGTGAGAACAAGAAAACATTCCTCGTTCTCACTCTTGAGGGGACTATGCTGGCATCTACTGGCGACTACATCATCAAGGGTGTAAACGGCGAATACTACCCGTGTAAACCTGATGTGTTCGCAAAGACGTATGAGAGGGTGGCAGAATGACAGTTACTGAAATCGCCACGCAGATTGGCGTTACGCCGGAAACACTGGTGCAGGAGGTTTGCAAGCAGCAGACGGCATGGCATACGTTTTGCACTGCGATAGTCGCTTTGATGCTTGCTATTGCGATTGGGTTTATTGTTTGGATGCTGCGCGAAAAAGAATTTGATCTTGCAGTGCTTTCGGCAGTAGTTGTGATGTTCGGCGCATTTATTGCATTGATCGAGGTGGAAGAGCTTTCGTCGTGGTACGCCGCGCCGGAAGCCACGGCGAACCAGTACATTGTTGAACATTATAGAGGTGTACAGAATGATTGACCTGCACAAACTGGACAAGTTCCGGCTGAAAGACAGAGAACGCGAGTTTTACGGCTGCACCGGAGACAGCGGAAACGGTGTTTTCAAGGTGTATGTCGGCGGCAAGTCGTTCCGGGTGATCGCAAGCAACGGCATGGGATGGGAGCACGTCAGCGTTTCGCCCGGCTCTGCACAGCGCAAGTGCTGCCCGACGTGGGACGAGATGTGCGCTATTAAGGATATGTTTTTCGGCGAGGACGAGCGTGTTATGCAGTTCCACCCGCCTAAGTCGGAGTACATTAATAACTATCCGTACTGCCTGCACCTGTGGAAACCGATAGATACGGAGATTCCGCACCCGCCGATGATTTGTGTTTGAAAGGAAGAAAATAATGAATGCAGTAAGTGAAGACGTAAAGATGCTGGTTGAAAAGGAACTGGAAAGCGCAAATGAGCAGTTTCCGCAGTTCCATTCCGAGCACGAGGGATGGGCGGTGATGCAGGAGGAAGCCGAGGAACTGCGGGAAGAATGCGACAGTATCGAAATGGCGATGGAGCAGCTCTGGCATCGCATCCGTGATGGTATCCCGACGGCACAACATGTGGCACTCGTTGAGCAGTACGCCGAAGCTGCGGCTTGCGAGGCTATCCAAGTTGCCGCGATGGCGAGAAAGTACCTTGACATGTTGGAGCGGATGGACGAGTGATGTATAGCGCAGAGATGCGACGCTACTTACAAGAAATCAATCGCTATTTGCTTTGGAGGTACGGAAATGGCGAAAAAGAAAGTCAACCCACACAGGAGACCCGCAACGCAGGGTGACGTAAACAAGGCCAAGCGTGAAGCAACGAACACGGCGGTTGCGTCTACATGGGCAATTATGTTTAGCGTTCTGCGGGACAAAGAAGGGTACGACTATGACCGACTACGGCGGATATGGGATGAAACAAACTACCTCGCAGACAGTATCGCCCGAAAATACGTTAAAATCGACGATCTGATCGAAGAACTGTGGGAGAATGGGATAACGTTAGCATGAAAAAGAAAAGCGAATGCGCCGGATGTGCTTACTGGCGTGTAATGGGTACGAGCAAAGGCTCGAAGTTATGGGCGTGCCATTATCTGATTGACACGGGAAAATCGCGTGGATGTGAACCCGGCGCGGGTTGCATCCGCAAGGCGGCGAGAATCAGCCGCCGGAGACGATACACGCAATTTGGTACGGAAGAGGTGACAGCACACGACGACTAAGGAATGGCTCAGACGCGGGATTGACCTTGAAAAGTCGATCTCAGCATTGGAGGAAGCACGAGTAAGGGCGTGGACGCGGGCGACAAGCGCAACGGCGACCATCAATGACACGCCGAGCGGCGGCGGTGACGTGACCGCAAACAAGGCGGATGCGTATCTTGCACTCAGCGAGAAGATACAGAGAGAGCAGGAACGGCTTGCACTGATTAAGGCCGAGATTATCAGCACAACGACTAAGGTGCAGGACGCGGCGCTGCGGGCGCTGCTGATCGAGCACTATGTAAACGGTCGGACGTGGAGAGAGACCGCCGAGAAAATGAATTACAACGAAGTGCACGTTCGCGGAAAGATGCACGCACGGGCGTTGCGGGCAGTAGAATATATACGCACAGGTTGTGTATAAAGCTGTGGAAAACGGACTACACAATACTACAAAGAATGGTGGTATAATGATATCGTGATAAAAGCCCTAAAGGGCGGAATCACGGAGTTTCGTTCCTCCGCTTTCAGCCCGCCGAAAGGCGGGTACACGCCCGAAAGCCTGCGTGAGGGCTGACGGGTGACAAGCCTTTCTGTTTAACCCCAAATACCTACTTAAAGCGGTGGGGAGACCTGCCGCTGACCTGCTCCAAAGTCTGCATGAGGGCAGAGGAGCAAACGCCTTTCGCGGAACGAAGGCATTGATTATCCTTTCTATTCTTTCGGCGTGTCTTTTGCGCGGCACGCCGATATGCTCCAAAGCCTGCATGAGGGTGACGGAGTAATAACATTCACGCTAAAATTGAGAATGGGTTGCGGTGTCTAACGGGCAACAGGCACCGCAAACATGCCCGGATGGCTGCGTGAGGCCGGACGGGTAACGTATGGAACCTTTTTTAGCCAAGGGCAACGTGGCGGACTTTGGCAAGCCTTGCATGATGGACGACGTGCAAGGCGATCTGCTCCCAAAGCTGCATGAGGCAGAGGGAGCGCAACGCCTCCAACGAGGACGATAATATTCTGACGGCTCGGAGAGACGAGCACTGTTTCCGAACAATGCTGTGCTGCTGCAACAGCTCGGCAGAGTTTCGCGGGTGCTTGCAGGCACGCCGCAACCGGGGTCGCTCCCCGCTGTAACCCTTGTTTGGGAAATCAGCCGGAACACAGACCGATAGCAACTGCGACACGACGGAGAGCAACGCCGAACAGCCCATAATGAGAGGGCGAGTGCTACTGGACAAGCACTCAAACGGACTTAGTGAGCCGAAGCCAAAACAACCAGATTGCTAACAAAGTTACAAAGCCGATACGGCACTTTCGGGCGGCTAAGTACACGCCGCGAAAGAGCACCAGTCTGTTTATCTCTTGCGATAAGCATACCTAATCACACAGGACGGAAACACAAGTAAACTTGCGAAAGTGAGGTAGTAACCTCTCTGGATTTCATACAACCGTTCTGGACAGCCGGGAAACCGTCGGTAAAAGCCCGACGTACAGACGCGACGATAGCGTTCATACCGCCATGAGGCGGTATATGCGGCGGCACAGCTGCTTTTCTGGGGTGCAACTCCTCGGCGCTGCAAGATTTTTACCCATTTGTACAGTCGTATACAGTAAAACCCCGCTACCGGATGGCTTGGTAGCGGGGTTTGCTGTAGTATTGATAAAATCAAGTGAGATAAATCTTTTCGCCGATCAGCTTTTCTTCGCGCTGCAAGTCGATAGGACAAATGCGCTGGAGAGTAGAGCCTACCGCAAGTTTCAGGCCTTCAAACTTGATTCGACCGGAAAACAGACCATTTACTGCATCGGTCTGCGCTTCGGTTGGGGTAAATGGCATTTGGATGCCTTTGCAATCGGCCTCGGAAAGCTCGCGCGTGTGAAGGTAATGGTTTCCTTCGCCCTCGATAAATTTCCAACTCCGGAAGATCAGGGAGCCGTCAGCCCGGATTGCAAGTTCAAGCTGTAACGGCATAGCAGGCGAGAACGGGCAAGCATAACAGATCAAATCTCCGGGTTCGAATCCCTCGAATTTGCGGTTGAGGTCGATGGTGTAAACATCGTCCTCAAAATTCGCTGTGTAGTCCTTGAGCACTTGGATTTTCATTTTTGGCGGCCTCCTTTACTCGGTGATGATGCCCGGTGTGCCGTAGTAACCATTGTCGATTTTGGTTACAACTTTGGATTTGTCCACATCGTAGGGAGTGCGGATGGAAAGGTCGAAGAAATCATAGCACTTTTTATTGATGAAAAAGTTGCCGCTGTAGCCCTGCGCCTTGTAAAAATCAATCCAATCCTGTACGGTTTTGTTAGGAATCATGTTGCCTGCGTCGTCCCAAACTCTTAAATCTGCCATGATATTTTTTCCTCCTTGATTTGTTGGGTATAGTGTATCACGTTGTAAGTCCGATATGCAGGACTTTAGGTTTTGCGCTGTTGTGCTAATTGTACCCCGATGTGAGGGGTAGTGTCAATATGTTCCGTCGCGGGTGCGTGAGCCGGGCGGGAGATTAAACAATTTCAAAGCTGACACCCTCAATGAATAAGATAGTACCGTATCCGGGAAGAAATGCGCAACGGCGTCCAACCCATTCTGGGTGATTACCTTGGTAATCCTGATAGGTGGATTTGTAGTCGTTGCCGATGCGGTCGTATTCTGCTTTTGTGATGCGTACCATGGTAAGTCCTTTCTGCCTTCGTTCCTCCGGGGCGGGTGCGTGGTTAGTGCTTTGCGTCGTAAGCGGCGAGGGCGTTTGCAAGTCCGGCTTCAAAGCGCCTTTCGTTATCTTCGGTGGTCTTGCTCATGTCGTTCTCAAAGCCGCAGCAAGCCTTGTAAAGCGGGCAGCTTTCGCAGTGGTCAAAAGCGTATTTGGTGCAGAACTCAGTGCAGATGCGGCGCTCGATCTCGTAGGTGTAAGTCATGGTGTGTACCTCCAAATCAAAATTTATGGATGCGGGCTTTATGGGTGAACCCGCGAGAACCGTTTAGCTGTGCATGATGCATCCGGTGTAACTGTGGTTAAAATTGCCTTTGCACTTGCTGTCCTTGTCGTACCAACTGCCGATGCTCTCTGCCGCAAAGCGGGAGCAGGAAAGGCACATAGGATTTACAAGGCAGAAGCGGCGAAGGTCGCTGTCTTCCGGTGCTTCCTGGTCGAGCCATTTATCGAAGCCTTCCGGGTAGCGCTTCTCGATCTCATCCATGCACCAGCCGCGAAGCATGTGCTGTGCAGCCCAGTTTTCCTTGTCGTACTTCTCGGTGCTTTCCCATGTAGCGAAAAGCTGGTCATCGGTCAGCGCTGCGATCTTTGCGATTGCGATTTTCTCGGTTGCGGTCATATTGATTACTTCCTTTCGGTGTTCGTTTCCTTTACTGTGACTATAGTATAATATATTTGCGCAAGTATAGCAATAGGCAAAATAACTATATTTGCGCAAGTATATTTGTGGGTTATGTATATTTACACAAACATATCCGAGGCGTATAATAGCTATCGTTAGGAGGTGCTGTTATATGCCATCCAGCAAGGCACAGCAGAAAGCAACCAATAAGTACATCAACAAGGCTTACGACCGGGTTAATTTGACCCTGCCGAAAGGCAAGAAAGAAGAAATCAAATCCCATGTGGAAGGCCGGGGCGAAAGCGTGAACAAATTTATCGCCCGGGCGATTGACAACCAGATGGAGCGAGACAAAGAGGAGGACAAAGCGTAGTGTATGATAGAGTAGATGCAAGCAGCGGAGAGAGCCTGTGCCGTACTATGGCGGAGGAATGCGATACCGCGATCTTAGCATTTTCCACAGGTAAAGACAGCATTGCAGCGTGGTTGCAACTGAGAAAGTATTTCAAGCATGTAATCCCGTATTATTGTTACACTGTGCCGGGTCTGGAATTCGTCGAAAACAGCCTTGCGTATTATGAGGACTTTTTCGGCACTCACATTTACAGACTGCCGCACCGATCTCTGTACCGCATGCTGCGCAATCTGGTGTTCCAATCGCCGGAGCATGTAACCAAGATCGAGGCGCTGGACTTGCCGGGCGAAGAATATGATGATGCCGAGATAGGCGAGATTATCCGCGAGTGTAAGCGCCTGCCGGAATGCGTATACACTGCGACCGGCGCTAGAATGGCAGACAGTCCTATGCGGCGTATCGCCATGAAAACACATGGAGCGATCAACCACAATGCAAAGCGGTTCTATCCGGTGTTCGACTGGGTAAAAGCCGACCTGCTGCGTGAATTTGATGCAAGCGGTGTTCGACTGCCGGTAGACTACAAGCTGTTCGGCAGAACGTTCGATGGTATTGATTATCGGTTTTTGAAGCCGATCAAGGAGAATTTCCCGCGGGACTACGAGAAGATTATCACATGGTTCCCGCTGGCAGAGTTGGAGTTATTCAGGAGGGGCGAATAATGGGATATTGGAACGAAGATCAAGTCAAGGAAACGAAAGATGACCACATCGAATTAGAGCAGCTCGAAAGCGAGTGCCTCGATGAACTGGGAGACGTAGAAAAGAGTTTCCGTGAGCGCATGGGCGCAGAAAACAAGCGATTCCGCGATATGTGCGACACTGAATATTGGTGTTGTATCTGCTTTACCAGCAGAGCGCAGAAAGAGGAATTTCTCGAATCTCTCGAATTCGATACCGATCTAAAGTATATCGAAGGTAAGGAATTCGCGCGGGCGGTCAAGCGTCCGATTAAAACCGAAGATATGAAGTTTGCGCGAATCGGCAAAGGCTCAAAAGAATATTTGAGCAAAATCATTGGTGAATAAATATTACGGAAAGGATTATCTGCGAAAGATAGTCCTTTTTGTATACTCTGAAAGGAGGTGTGGAGCATGGGTAGTGGTTATGGTAGTGGCAGACTTGCAAACCGTGGCCGTTCCGGCGGTGTGCGCCGTCGTAGCGTAGCGGTTGGCCGTCGTGCGGCTGGCGCTCGTGGCGCTCGCTCGTCCTCGACCTAAGCAAACACAACTCAACAGACAAAGCACCGGGAAAAGCCTCGGTGCTTTTCTATTGGGTGAAAGGAGGTTAGGAAATGCCGAGAGGCAGACCGAAGAAAGTAATTGATCTTGAAGCCGTCGAAGAACTCGCCGCAGAGGGCAACACCCAAGCGGACATTGCGGACGCTCTGGATTTTGCGAGAGGAAACTTTCTGAATCGCAAGGATGTTAGGGCAGCTTATGTGCGCGGCGTGTCACAGATGCGCTTGCGTTTGAGGCACTGGCAGGTACAGGCGGCTAAAGGTGGAAATATACAAATGCTGATCTGGTTAGGTAAGCAGTATCTGGGGCAGAGCGATACCCCTGCACCGATGGAAAGCGATAACGACAACGGCGTGCAGCCGCTCGTTGATATGCTGCTAAAGCCTGCACCGGACAGAGACATAAAGGATTTTGAAGATGGATAATATCCCCGCACCGTTCACGAAAAAACAAGTGGATTATTTCTATAAATCCCTTCATAGCTGGTTCAACGTGGCCGAGGGCGGCAAGCGTGGCGGTAAGAACGTGCTGCAAACAACGGCGTTCTGCGCTCGATTGGAAAAGCACCCGAACAGATTCCACCTTATTGCAGGCGTTTCTACTGCGTCGGCAATGCTTAATATCATCGACTGCGACGGTTACGGCATGATTAACTATTTCGGCAAGCAGAATTGCCGTGTAGGCAAGTACCAGAACCGAGACTGCATCTACGTCAAGACGCGGAACGGCGTTGAGAAGATCGTGCTTGTATCTGGCGGACGTAAAGACGGCGACGAGAAGAACATCAAGGGCAACACTTACGGCCTTGCGTATATCACCGAGGCGAACGAGTGCCACCCTAAGTTTGTGCAGGAAGTCTTTGACCGTACCATGACGAGCGGCGACCGTGGCATTTATCACGATCTTAACCCGAAGGGCGAGAACCACCCATACTACACGGACGTGCTTAACTTCCACATGGAGAAGCAGCAGGAGAATCCGAACTACGGTTTCAACTACGGACATTTCACCATTGCGGACAATCTTTCCGTATCGGATGAACGTTTGAAAGAAATCCTTGCAACATACGACCGCAAGAGTATCTGGTATCAGCGTGATATCCTCGGTATGCGGCGCGTTGCAGAGGGTCTGGTTTATCCTATGTTCTCGACCGAACTGCACGTTACGGATGGTGAAGGTTCCGGCAATCGCTGGTTTGTGTCCTGCGACTACGGCACAATTAACCCGACCGTGTTCCAGCTTTGGCGGTTTGATGAAATGACCTGCAAATCAACTTGTGTGCGTGCGTATCGGCACGACAGCCGCAAGGAGAAGAAACAGAAAACAGATGAGGAATACTACGCCGACCTTGAAACGTTCGTCGGTGGTCAGTATATCGAGGCGATCATTATTGACCCCTCGGCTGCATCGTTCAAGGAAACAATCCGCAGACACGGTAAATTCCGTGTGCGTGACGCAGACAACAGCGTGCTTGATGGTATCCGCCTGATGGGAACGCTGCTTGCTGCGGGTTATGCACAGTACAATGCAAGCTGTACCGGAGCAATCGACGAATTCGGTATGTATATGTGGGACGATAAATCCCCCGAAGATGCGGTTATCAAGGAATTCGACCATGATATGGACGCATCGAGATACTACTTCCAGACAGTAGTGCGCCGCGAGGTTAGAGCAAGGGGGCTTGTGAATGTTTGAACGGTTGAAGCAGTTAATAAAGGCGGTGAGGCAAGCAATGATTCCGGCAAACAAAATTGAAGAACTGACAGGGGCAACGGCGGTATATGATTCCACCATGCAGTCTAACATTGACCTGTGGCGAAGGATGTATATGGACGATGCCGAGTGGCTCGGTCAGCACGGCAACCGGAACGTTACATCTTGCGGCCTGCCGTCGGCTATCTGCCGAGCAGTGGCACGCCCAACCACCATTGAAAGCACCATCACAGTTGATGGCGGCGCACGAGCAGAGTTTCTAAACGAAAGCCTGCGCGGTATGATTCCCCATATGCGAATTGACGTTGAAAAAGGTCTCTCGGTCGGCGGTTTCTTCTACAAGCCGTTTGTCTCAGAGAACCGTGTGCTTGTGGACTTTAACACAGTCGGCAGTGCGTACCCGGTCAGCGTTGACAGCAACGGCGAGATCACAGCAGCAGTATTCGCGGATACCAAGCGAGAGAAGAACCGATATTATACCAAGTTGGAGTACCACGAGCTGAAAAACGGCGTGTACACCATCAAGAACAAGGCGTACAACTCCGACAAGAACGGTAGTATCGGCTCAGAAGTGCCGCTGAACACTGTAGAGGATTGGGCACAGATTGCACCGGAAACGACGATTCAGAACGTAGAACGCCCGCTGTTCGGTTTTTTCAAAGTGCCGATTGCAAACAATATCGAGCCGGAAAGTCCGCTCGGTGTGTCACTTTACAGCGGCGCAGCAGTTGACCTCATCCGGCAGGCCGACCAGCAGTGGGAACGGATCATGTGGGAGTATGAAAGCGGTGAACGCCGTATCCTGATGAGTGATTCTGCGATTCCGCAGCGCGTCGTAGATGAGCACGGACTATCGCACACAAACCCGCTGCTCCGTGACCGTCTGTTCCGCCGAATGCCGTTTGAAGACGTAGACTTCTATCAGGAGTTTTCGCCGGAATTCCGCAACGATGCACTTTACAAGGGTTTCCAAGACACCTTGAAGATGATCGAGCTGAACTGTGGCTTGTCTTTCGGCACGCTGTCCGACCCGCAGACGGTAAACGCAACTGCGACCGAGATCGTATCCAGCAAACAGACAATGTATGTCACTGTGAGGGATACGCAGGCGGCGCTTGAACACGCTCTGAACGGCCTGCTGTACGGCATGGACGTTTACGCCACGCTTTATGGTCTTGCACCTGCTGGCGATTGGGACTTACAGTGTGATTGGGGCGACGGCGTTGTACAGGACACCGAGAGCAAGCAGAAAGAACTTGCAGATATGCGCAATGACGTTTCTGCCGGTCTCATTCGCGGCGAGCTGTACATTGCGAAGAAGTACGGCGTAACCGAGGAAGAAGCTCGGGCAATGATGCCGAACGCAGAAAAGCTAACAGAGGGTGAGGAATAATCAAACTGTTAGCAAATCGACTTTGATAATCGCATATCTCACTTTGATAAAGTGAATTCAGCGCCGTAAGGCGCTTTTTTCATGCTCGCAACGGCATTAAACTACGGAAATTGGCTATCCTGCAAGCCTAAAAGTGCAGGCAGATCGGTGACGGCGACCACCTAAAACGCCTAATCTGAAAGGAGTACACACATGAAGAAAGAAGAACTGTTAGAAATCGGTCTGACTGACGAACAGGCAGATAAGGTTTTTGCACTGAACGGCAAGGACGTTGAGAAATACAAGTCACAGGCGGCAGAAGCCAAGAAAGACGTTACCGACCTGCGCGATCAGCTCACCCAGCGCGACAAGGACATTGAGGACTTGAAGAAGAATGCGGGTGACGCGGACGACTTGAAGACCAAGCTCGATACCTTGCAGAAGAAGTACGACACCGACACTGCAGAATTCCAGAGCAAGCTCGATGCCCGCGATTATGCGGACGCGGTACGCGCCGGTATCACTGCAAAGGGTATCAAGTTTACCTCCAAGGCGGCAGAAAAGGCATTTATCGCTGACCTGACCGCAAACAAACTGGAAATGAAGGACGGCACGCTGACCGGCTTTGACGATTACTGCAAGAAGCAGCAGGAATCCGACCCGGCGGCATTTCAGAGCGAAAAACCTGCTCCGACGTTTGCAAATCCGATTCAGAATCCCGCACCGCATGCGGTAAGTGCTGCCGGTCTGGCTGCACAGCGGTATTCCGCACAGTTCGCACCCAAGGGAAAGGAGTAAATAACCTATGGGCACTTATGTAAACAAAGTTGACGGCGCACGCAAGCCGTCTATCCTCGCAAGCGAAGTTGGTCTGATTACCAAGACCCGCCTTATCCCCGCAACCCTCGGCACTGCTGACGGCAATCGAAAGGTTGTTAAGCAGGGCACTATTTTCCCGCTGAACGACAACACCGCAGAGGGCATCGTTTTTGAGGATGTGGACGTAACCAACGGCGACCGTGTAGCTGCTGTTATTGTTGCTGGCCGCGTTTACGCAAACCGTCTGCCCGCACAGCCGAGCGCGGACGATACCTCCAAGGCTGGCGCAAAGTCCACCCTCGAAAAGAGCGGCGTTGTTTTTGTCAACGCGCCGGAAACCACCAGAGCGTAAAGGAGTAATAACCTATGGAATTTGTAGAACTGCTGAAAGAAGCTGAACTGCTGGACTTCGGTCAGAATTTCAACATTGCACGTCCGGAGCTGTCCGGCGACCGCCTGTTCCCTGACCAGAAGACGCAGAACATCACCGCAAAGTATCTCGCAATGTCCGACAGCGCATATCTGCCGACTATGGCAACCGTTCACGCGCTCGACGCAGAGGCACAGATCGGCTCCCGCCCGACCGCAAGCATCGTAACCGTTGAGAAGCTGCTCATCAAGCGCAAGATCAACCTTTCCGAGCGCGTCCGCCTGCTGCGCAATCACGGCGTAAGCACCAACAACGAGATTCTGGATTACATCTTCGACGACATGGCACGTCTGGCCGAGGGCGTAAAGACCCGTACCGAGGTAGCAAAGCAGGAGCTGCTTGCAACCGGCAAGATGACCATCAACGAGAACCACGTCAATACCACTATCGACTTTGGCGTTCCGACCGACCACACGAACAAGACTTTCGACTGGTCTACCGAGGCAAAGGCAAAGACCATCCTCGACGATATTCAGGGCGTACGCGACGCTGCAATCGCAACTGGTCGCGTTCTGCGTGAGATCGTCACCAGCTCTGCCGTTCTCAGCCTGCTTGCTAAGAGCGCTGTTATCCAGAACGCGCTGTTCGGCTCTGCTTTCGCTGGCCGTCTGGCAACTCAGGATGAGATTACGAGCCTGTTCTCTCGTCTGTTCGGCATCGAGCGCATCACTGTAAACGATCAGGTTTACAACTACGAAAAGGCAGACGGCACGCTGACCACTCAGCGCTACTTCCCGAAGAACAAGATTGCGTTCCTCGCAACCATGGCAAACGGTTCGTTCGGCGCTGGTCTGTGGGGTGTAACTCCGGAAGAGGAAGCACAGGGCGCATTTACTGCTGCATCGCAGAACCAGTACGTTACTATGACCCAGTGGCAGACTCCCGACCCGGTTGCAATCTGGACTAAGGCATCCGGCATGTTTATCCCGGTTCTTCCGGACCCGAACGGCCTGTACATTGCAACTGTAACCCTGCCGTCGTAAAGAAAGGAGCAATCCGCCGTGTACGCAACCTACGACTTTTACCGCACCTGCTACAAGGGTAATCTGATTGATGAGAAGGATTACGACCGCGTAGCAGGGAGAGCGGCGGATATTATCTCTTGCGCAACGCTCGGACGCTCTGACGGCATTCTGAGCGATACTGTAATGCACCGAGTAAAACGCCTTAACTGTGCGCTGGCAGAAGTCATGCACAATCAGGAAACCGCAGAATCCGCCGTCTTTTCTACGGACGGCGGCGCGGTATCCTCGGAAAGTGTCGGCTCATGGTCTCGCAGTTACGGCGCGAACTCGGCTATTGCTGCACAGGTGCAGAGCATTGAAGATCGGCAAAAGCGACTTATCGCACAGTATTTGTGCGGTACTGGTTTACTCTATGGCGGTATCGGCTGATGAAGTATCCTATTACCCCGGAATACCTTGAAAACGCGCCTAAACCGCTTGTGAAAGCAATCCTTGCAATGGAAGATGATCTGTTGCGTGAGATTTGCTCCCGCTTCAAGCTGACCGGCGAACTGAACGAGGTAACGATCAACGACATACGCACACTGAAAGCCTATGGTCTGGATATGGATACCATCGAATGGCGTATCGCAAATCATACCAAGACCAGCACGGAGGAAGTGCAGGATGCGCTTGACCGCGTTGTAAAGCTGAACCGTGAGTATTACGGTGAGCTGTCCGACAAGGCAGGTATTACAATGCCGCTTGAAATCGTGACGGCACGAGAAATTGAACTGATTCGCAAGCAAATGCTCGATGAGTACCGCAACATTACCCGTTCTTTGGGCTTTGCCGTGCAGACGAACGGCGAAATCGTGTTCCGCCCTATCGCTAAAGCCTATCAGGCTGTGCTTGATAAGGCGGAAATGAAGGTGTACTCCGGCGGCTTTACGGTGCAGCAGGCGCTTGAGGATGCAGTGCGGGAACTGGCTGACAGTGGTATTCGCACCGTTGATTATGCGTCCGGTTGGATGAACCATGCTGACGTTGCGGCGCGGCGTGCGTTGATTACTGGACTAAACCAAGTTACGCAAAAGTTTTCTGAACGCGCTATGGAAGTGCTTGAAACTGATTTAGTCGAAGTAACAGCGCACCGAGGGGCACGAGATAAAGACGGGCCTATGGGATGGGAAAATCACAAGAAGTGGCAGGGGCGTTGTTTTAAGTGGAAAAAATAACACCGGCGTTTTATTCGCCGATGTTAAATCCCCAGTATTTCAATTCTGCTTCTTTGCGAGCCTTTGCGGCATCCTCTAACGAATAGAAAGTGCCTAAAAGCACCTTTCCGTTATCGGATGAGATAGACGCGCGATAGACAATGCTACCATCTTTTCGCTTTCTGATAGTAACGCCTGCAACGCCGGTAGTGTTATTTTTTCGTGCCTTTCGGTTGCGAGAATTCACTTTGTGCGAAACCCATCGGCAATTAGAAGGAGAATATGCTTTATCTCCATCTATCCGATCAATTTCAAGCCCTTTTTCGTATCCGTTTTCAAGCGCCCAACGCGCAAACGCATCGAAATCATCCCATTCCTCGGCATATCCGATTCCTTTTTCTTTATAATATTCGGAATTTGTGCATTTGCCAGCGCAACGCCGCCGCATTTCCGACCATGTGTGATAAAGACGATTGGAATGCTTTCGGAGAAAGTTTGGATTTCGCACAACTCCGTCAGCACATTTTCTGCACGAAGAAGAACCGTGCCTGAGTGCAGGCAAAGAAATGCTTTGAACGGTTCCGCAGTCACAAACGCATATCCATCTGGTGGGATGAAAATGTTCTGTAGTATCGCGTTCACGAACATACCAATGTCCAAAACGCATACCTGTTAAATCGTGCAATTTGTTTCCCATTATATCACCTCTATCTAATTATATCATATTTTAGAGGAAAGGGAAAGAACAATGTATTTCATTTGCACCTTTAGGGAAAGGAGGTGGTGAAGTGTCAGTTTATCCAGATTTTATAAAGTCAACCGGATACGGAACAGTAACCGGACTATGCGGAGCAAACTGTCGATAGCGACATCATTTTCATCCGTTTTTGGAGGGTGTTTCTGAGCGCGTCTATACGGACGATGAACTAAAGAACATCGACCCGCCGCCGTTTGAGTATCAGGGCAAGACTTACACCGCCTACGAAGCGACGCAGATGCAGCGCAAGTTAGAAACAGCTATGCGAAAGCAGACACGGCGCAGAATGGCGTTTGAGGCTGCCGGGGATACTGAGCAAGCCGACAATGCAAAGATTCGCCTGCAAGCGTTACGGCGCGAATACAAGGCGTTCTCCGAAGCGGCAGAATTGCCGACACAGTTTGAAAGGGCAAAGGTGACAGCATGAAATTACCGCATACCGTGACGATCTTTCAGCCGTCCGGCCGAACGGTTCTTACGGGTGTGCTGCTGGAAAGCACCAGAGGTACAGCGGCAACGAAAACTGCTCTGAACAGCGCGGATTCCGTAACGCTGCATATTCCTCTGCCGTGCGAACTTACGCTATCGCCCGAAAAGGACTATTTCGCCCGTGGTGATGTGCCGGATGAGGGCAGCTACCAGAAATGCCGTGAGAAGCACGAGACATACCGAGTGACAAGCATTTCGCGCTATGACTACGGTCTGTTGCAGCATTTGGAGGTGGGCGGACGATGATTCGTTATTCTCTGAATTTGAAAGTGCCGAAAAACGTACTGGAAAAGCGCGTCGTAAAGGCTAACAAGTGGCTTTGTGAGGAAATCATAAAGGACACCGATCAGTTTGTTCCCGCGCGAACCGGAGCACTGGCAATGAATGTGCACCGGCAGGGGAATACCATCGTGTACGCCTCTCCTTATGCGCGATTCCAGTATTACGGCAAGGTGATGATTGACCCGGCAACCGGCAGCACGTTTGCACCCAAGGGCACGCGCAAGGCATTGACAGATCGTAATCTCAAATACAGCAAGGGAATGCACAAGAACGCGCGTTCTCACTGGTTCGAGGCGAGCAAGGCGCTGAATGAAACGCGCTGGATGGAAGGAGTGCGCAAGATTTTGACCGATGAATGAGAAATTGAACACGGTAACAGCTCGTGAACAAGACGGTGTTTCACGGGCTGTTCTTTTATGGTTGAAAGGCTATGCTCCCGAAATCGAGTTTGAATATCTCCCGCCGGAACGGTCAGGCATGATGCTTACCAGTGTACAGAGCGCGTATAAAACCGCACAGTACATTGACGGCGGATATGCTGCACAGTACCCGTTCGGCGTGATGTACCGCGCCCTGCCGACCGACAGCGAGGAACGTCTTGACGTTGAATCCTTGCTGAATGAGCTGGGAGCATGGGCGGAAGAAAACACGCCCGATCTCGGAGAGGGAATGACCGTCACATCTGTTGAGCGAACGACCCCTGCGGGGCTTATCGCTCGATACGAAGATTTAACCGAGGATTACCAAATCCTCTTAACCATTAACTATGAAGTTGAGGTGTAAAAATGGCAACTGAAAAGATTAAACGTCCTCTGATTGCACACTTTCTGGATACTACCGAGAAGATGGGCGAGTATTCCGCTGCAAAGTGGGCACGAATCGGCAAGAACGTAACCGAAGCATCTACGGACTACGGCGCACAGACCGAGACCGAGCAGGACATTATTTCTGATTCTGCAACTACTGAGATTACCGGCTATCAGCCGACCATGAGCGTTTCTCAGCAGTGCACCAAGGGCGACGACGTGTTTGAGTTTATCGACAAGAAGCGTCGCGCTCGTGCTACTCTGGCAGATTCCCACGCATGGCTGCTGAATGTGGACATGTGGAATGCTACGAGTGACAGCGACACTGCGACTTATGTTGCAGAGGTGCAGGAAGTATCCGTACAGGTTGATACCTACGGCGGCGCAGGCGGCGAATCCCCGACGCTGGAATATACGCTGAACTATGTAGGCGACCCGATTCCGGGCACTGTTAAGATCACTGGCGGCGCACCGGTATTCACTGCGAACGTATCTGTATAAGGAGGTAACGAGGAATGGATAGTATCCGCGTAAACAGCGGCGTAAAGGTTATTGAGGTCAACGACAAGGGAGAGACGATCTCCCTTCCGCTGTCTGATGATAGCTTTGTCAAAGGCTTTTTCGACCTGCTGAATGAAATCAAAGACAAGGCAACGGCCATTTCCGAAAAGAAGGGCGACGTTCTGGACACTCTGGACGATATCGTGGCGTTTGACAAAGACGTTAGGGACAAAATCGACGCGCTGATTGGCGAAAATACTTGCGCGAAGGTGTTTGGCGCGGTGCTTCCGTCCTCCGACCAGTTCCTTGATTTCTTCGCACAGCTTACCCCCATCATTGACAGCCATGTTGAGAAGCGTGCAGCAAACATGAGCAAGTACAGCGCGGAGCGTGTCGGCAGTGTTTAACATGTTGCTCGACCGTCTGCCAAGCTCTTACAAGGGGTATCTGATTCGCACGGATTACAGAATCGGCATTCAGATTTCCCTTGCGTTGGACGACCCGGATTTAAGCGATAACGACCGTGTATGGGTGGCATTATCCTTGCTTTACGGAGCAGGGATGCCGCCCATTGACATTGCACTGGAAGGTTTACAGTGGTTTATCCGCTGCGGAGACGACCGAGAGATAGAACCCGGCGGAAAACGCATGATGTGGTTCGATTTCGATTCTGCACGGTTGTACGCATCGTTCCGGCAGACGTTCGGCATTGAGCTGCACAAGGTCAATCTGCACTGGTTTGAGTTTATGGCAATGATGGAAAGCCTTAACGAAGATTCGGCGATGTCCCATGCCCTGCAAATCAGAGGCACGGACACAAGCAAAATGAAGGGTAAGCAGAAACAGGAATACGAACGTCTCAAACGTAATTTAACCCCTGCACCCGCACTTTCCGAAGAGGAAAAGGAAGCTATTGACGCTTTCTGGGCGCAGATCAATTAGAAAGGCGGTGAATAAATGGCGGATGGCTCTATCAGAATCGAAGCAACTGTAAGCGACGAACAAGCGAAAAAGCAGATTGCACAAATGACGAAAGACATTGAGAAGCAATCAGCCGCCGTAGATAAACAAGCCGCAAAGGTTCAAAAACTTGCTGAACAGTGGAACAAGGTAGCTGCTGGCGGCACGAAGGGTATTAAAATGCAAGCCGACCTTGCAGCAACGGAGAAAGAAGCTGCGCGTCTGGCTACTCGGTTGGATGAAGTAAACGCTGAGATTGAAAAGGCTCAGAGCGATTACAACACCAAACTGAAACAGGCGGCAACGGGCGCAATCCCGCAGGAGGAATTCTCGGAATCGGCGCAAAAGCTGAATTCGCTGGTTGCTGAATCGGATAAATTGGGCGAAGCTCTGCGAAACGCAGATGATAAAGCGGCACAACTGAAACAACAGCTTGCCGAGATCAAGCAATCGTCCACGATGAGCAGCGCCGGTCAGAATGTACGGCAAAACCTTGCCAATGAGACCACGCAGTTAGAGAACATGAAGGACGGACTGAAACAGTCCAAATCGGAAATGAACGACTTCGTAAGTCAGACAAATTCCAAAATGGCGAAGCTGAAACGAGTTGTTGCAGGTTTAGGCGCTGGCTTGAAAAGCTCTGTCGGAAGTCTGCAAAATTTTCTCGGCGGCAAATTGGGCGCAGCGATTGACAAGCTCAAAGCCAAATTCTCCAGTTTCGGACGTTCCAGCCAAAAATCCATGAAGAAAGCCACGGGCGGCGTGCAGTCGTTCGGCGTACGTCTGCGTTCTATCGTTGCGGGAGCGTTGTTCTTCAACTTGATTTCCAAAGCACTTACGGCAATGGCTGACCGTTTGGGTAAGGCTCTGCTTGCGAACAAGACGTTTGCAAAGTCGTTCGGACAGGTGAAAAGCAACCTGCTGACGGCGTTCCAGCCTATTTATGAATCTATCATCCCGTGGCTGAATAAACTGATGCAGGCTCTTGCACAGGTAACGGCGCAGATGGCGCAGTTTATCGCGTCCGTGTTCGGTACGACCGCACAGCAGGCGCAGGAAAATGCAAAGGAACTGAACAAGCAAACGGATGCACTTGATTCCACGGCATCGTCTGCGAAGAAAGCCGAAAAGGCTCTGGCATCGTTCGATACAGTCCAGAAATTAGGCAATAAAACAACAACCGACCCAAGCACACCTAAGTTTGATACGGATTATTCCGCAGCAAAGAATCAGGTGCCGCAATGGCTCACTGACTTCTGGAAGGTATTTCAGGATTCGTGGGCACAGTACGGACAGCAGACCATTGAAAGCGCAAAGAACGCTCTTTCTGCGTTGAAAGACATGGTTTCCGCTATCGGTCAAGCGTTTATGGCGGTCTGGACGAATGGAACCGGGCTTGAAACGCTCAACAATATTCAACTGCTGCTGCAAACCATCTTTAACCTGATTACCGCCATTGCAACGGCGTTTACCAATGCGTGGAACACGAACAACACGGGCGAACAGATGTTGCAAGCAATCATGAACTTGCTGAACACGATCATTCAGATTATCACATCTATTGGTCAGGCGTTCATTGCAGCATGGAACGATGGTAATGCAGGACAAATCATGCTGCAAAGCATTATGACCCTCATTACCACGGTGGTTCAGGCAATTAACGCAATCGGTCAAGCGTTTTTAGCTGCGTGGAATGATGGTAATGCCGGACAAACGATGATAAACACCTTGATACAAATGATTACGGCGGTTGTAAACCTCGTTAATTCTATCGGTCAAGCGTTTATTGCGGCGTGGTCTGACGCAGGATTAGGCGAAAGCATCTTCTCACATATTCTTTCCATCATCACGAATATTGAAAATGCGATAAAATCACTGGCTCAAAACCTGCAATCTGCGTGGGAATACAACGGGAATGGCGTAGCTGTTTGGGAGAGCATCCTCAAAATCATTGATGATGTATTAGCCGGAATTGATAAAATGTCACAGGCAACGGCGGATTGGGCAAGTGGTTTGAATTTTGAACCTCTTGTCACGGCGTTTAACAATTTCATGGCAGCACTCGAACCGGTTGTAGACCTGATTATGAACGGCCTTGCATGGGCATGGGAGAACGTCTTACTTCCGCTTTCGAGTTGGACTATCGAAGAAGCTGTTCCGGCAGTTCTCAATCTTCTTGCGGCGGCGTTGCAGGCAATATACAAGGTAGTATCTGCGTTGGCTCCGATTCTGCAAACGATTTGGAGCATTATCAAACCTATCGTTCAGTTTATCGGTTTTTCTGTGATCTCTATTATTGAGGGTTTGACGGATACCATTACGAAACTCGGCGACGCTATTTCCTTTGTCCTTAATCTGATTAGCAAAATTGGAAGTGGCATTGGAAGCGGTATTTCGTCGCTTGTTGGCGCATTAGGTGGCGGATTAAGCGCATTTTCGCTGGATTCTCCTGCTGCCGCGTATTCGCTTGACATTCCCGCCCTTGCAAATGGTGCAGTTATCAGCCCGAACAGTGAATTTCTCGCTTTGCTGGGCGATCAGAAAAGCGGCGTGAACGTAGAAACCCCGCTGTCCACCATGATTGATGCGTTTAACGCGGCACTGGATGCGCGCGGCGGCACGGGTAACAGCAGTCAGCCTATCGAGCTTTACATCGACGGCGCGAAGTTTGCACGCATTACCGGCCCGTACAACAGCGGCGAAACGCGTCGGCGCGGCGTGAGCCTTGTAACAGGAGGTGCATAAATGGAACTTACCGTAGACGGCAAGAAGTACAACGTCATTGTTACAAGCCTTACGCGTAAATTTCAGGTGCTTGACGGCGAGAACGCAGAGCGAACGCTCAGCGGCGCAATGATTCGAGACATTATCGGTACATTTTATAACTACGAAATGAAGTTGATGCCGATGGTTGGCAAGTACGGAGACTACGACGCGCTGTATCAGGTGTTGAGCGCACCGCAGGACAGCCACAGTGTAGTTTTACCTTACGGACAAGGCACGCTGAGTTTTAGGGCGTACGTTACTGCCGGACAAGACAATCTTATCCGCAAGAAACCCGGAGAATCATACTGGACGGGACTTTCCGTTCAGTTTATCGCAATGGCACCGCAAAGGACGTGACACATGAGGAATATCAAGAAAATTGTTTGCGGAAATTCCACATTCACTGACGCGGAAATTGTGTCGGGAAATATATATCATGCTGCATCGCTGCCCTTGCAAGAGTTAGAAATAGACACGTTTGTGTTTTCTGTCCGTTCTGATTCATTAAAAGAAACTGATTTTTCGGTAGGAGAAAAAGTCCAGTTCTTTGAAAACGATGAGTTGATTGTAACCATGTATCTATCACAGATTGAACGAGTTGCGACCAACAAATTTAATTTTTCGTGCATTAACGCCATTGGCATTTTGGATAATCAAAAGCATTTTGGCGGCATGTACAACGGAAATACATTTTCTGATGTATTAGCGGACGTGATGGGCAATGCGGAATATACTTTGGAATCCGCGCTTGGTAACATTACAATCTATGGATGGCTTCCGATATCAACGCGACGAGACAATCTCAATCAACTGCTGTTTGCTGCGGGAGCAAATATAATTTCTGAAACCAACGGTACTCTCCGTGTGTTTGTCTTATCTTCTGACATTACGAATATTGCAGCGGATAGAGTGTTTCGAGGCGGCAGCGTTAAAGCTGTTAGCCCTGCAACCGAAATAGACGTAACCGAGCATGCTTATGCTGCGCTCACAACGGATGAACAAGTAACGCTCTTTACTGGATCAAGTTCAAACGGAGAACTTGTTACCTTTGACAACCCGATGCACGATTTGGCCGTAGATGGCACGTTCAAAATTATTGCATCTAATGCAAACTATGCAATTATTGGCGCAGGAGCGGGAACGCTTACAGGAAAAAAATATACACACACAGCGAAACTGTACCGCCTACAAAATAATGCACGGAGCAATGCATCTGATTCGACTAAAACCGTAAAGGATGCAACCTTGGTAAACGCCATTAACTCGCCATCTATCGCAGAACGTTTGATGAATTATTATGGCTTAAAAACACAAGTTCAAAGCGATATCTTGTATGCGGGAGAAAGTGTGGGTCAAAAAATATCGTTTACAACTCCGTTTATGGAAGCCGATACAGGTTTTATAGAATCCGTAGATGTTGCAATCAGTCAGATCATGCGAGCAACACTGCGTGTTGCTATTGGATTTCAACCAGTAAAGCCAGGAAACTATTACGAAAATGTTATCGTGATTTCTCAATCTACGACTTTTGCCGTCCCTGAAAATTGTAGCAAAATTCGTGTTGTTATGATTGGACATGGATCTAATGGCACGGATGGTAAATCGGGGCAGGATGCGCCGAGCGGCTCTTTTTATTCCGACCACCTTGCTTTAGGCGGCCACGGCGGTAGCGGCGGCGCTGCGGGAAGTGGCGGCAACGGAGGTGCAATTCTCGAAAGTACAGTTACGGTTTCACCCGGTCAGGAATTTGCGGTATCTATTTCAGATGAAGCATCAACGTTTGGTTCGCTTTCGTCTGTGGATGGCGTAGAACAAGATTCCGGATTTATTGAGCTGTTTTCGGGAAACGTGTACGGCGCGAAAGGGCAAGATGGCTACGCTGGTGCGGACGGAGGCGACGGCGGCGGCTGGTTCAACGAAACCAATCCGGATACGGGCCAAAATGGGTACGAACACGAGGCTTATGCAGGCGGAAATGTTCTTGAATTTATGGGTGGTATAGGCGGCAAGTCGTTAGTTGAAGATCGTTCCGACCGTGGTTATGATGAGTTGGTTTCTCGTGGTTCCGGAGGCGGTGGCGCTGCTTATGGCGCAAACGGTTCTCCGGGTAACGATGGCAGCATTCGCGATCCGGGTGATAAATATGCCAGAGCAAGAATTGTGGTTGGCGGCGCAGGAGCAAACGCAAAGCCACCGACACAGCCAACTTTGTTTGGCTGCGGTGGCTATGGAGGGC